GTGCTTCACTGGTCTTGATGTCAGAAGGTGAAGCTTTACAATTCTCGGTTATCCTTTCAAAATGTCGGATAAAGGATTTTAGGAAATAGTCGGGGATTTCAACTTTCATAATGATTGATTTATGTGGATAAGCCCGGACTCGAACCGGGAACTGTTGCAATCAGGATTTTCGTTTCTGCTTCCGTTTGTACGTATGTCAAGTGTTAATAGCATATTACCTGACTCGTGATGCTATTCGTGCATTTTTACCACAGAAACTAAGCGTCTTCCGATTTCGCCACTTATCCGTTTGGAGGTGTGTCATAATGAATAATAAAACGCAGATTAACGCAAATTATCGCAGATTATTCCAATTATATTGATATATTAATCAACGACTTATAAAATTATTTCTGCGATAATTTGCGTTAATCTGCGTTTTGACACACTCCGATTTTACATGAACAAAAAGACTCTTTGTAGTATCTACCGCCGTGGAGCGTATGCAGCGTACTCGACTCGACTTGCAAAGAGAAGAAAAAAGGTGAGGCATGATAGTTCCCGGATAGGCGGTCAAGCCACACCGGGAGAAGCTGATTATTAATCGGGTTGATAATTATTATTTTAGGAATTTAGCAAAAGTCTTGATTGAGCCTTCATTATTACTTTTTAAAGAGGCCAATTCTGTATTTTTAGAAGTTAGTGTAGAAATAACAGATTTATTCTTTTCGATTTCTGCATCAATATCACTATTAAGTGTTTCCAAATCGGCTTTTGCTTGTGCAAATTGAGACAATATCGTATCTCTTCTTTGTTGAAATGTCAGCATATTATTTTGTCATTTTTAAAAATTCAGGAGCAATGCCATATAGAGGTGTCTTCCCGTCCCACTTGTCTATAAATTGTTTATATAAAATCTCACGGGTGAGTCCACGGGACGCAATTAAAGCTTGTTCTGTTTTTAGTTGCTCCAGTTCGTTTTGCTTCTTTTGTTCTTCAATCTTCTGATCAAGTACCGAAATATTAGTGTTTACCTCGTTACGGCTATCTATTTTATCGCGGACAGCTCTTGAAAATTCCAATTGTGCGGAGAAGGTCAACAACTGCAATCCCCGTTTCTCAAATTCTTTATCAACGATCTGTTCCAGTCTCTTTTCAAATACCAATGAACCACCGTCAGCCATCAGACTGTCTGTTTTATGTTTGCGACTTTCTTCTTTGATAAGATCATATATACGTGGCTCCAAAATATTATCTTCTAATGATTGCATAAAGCCATCTTTTCCCGATGGGGTGTCAGCCTTATCAATATGCTTGTTATCAAATACAATATCAATAGCCCTGTTTTTCATTACTTTATAAGAGTAAGTTGGCCGGGCTGTAAACTCTGTATTGTCGGCTGCTTTTAGTGTGACTGGATCAGAAAATTCTCCACGCTGATCGAATAGCGGAACTTGAAAAAGCTCTGTGCCTAATTCCCATGTAGATACCTTACCGGCAACGATTTTAAAATCTTCTTTCCCTTGTTTGCCGTAGTTCTCCATAAGGACACCGGCATAATTGGGAGCAACTCTTTCGCATGAAGCAAACAAAACAACGGCAAATAATGCCACAATCAAAAAATCAATCTTTCTTTTCATTTTCTACTTTTTTAATGATATTATAAACTATAAATGCTACAGTCAGCATGATTATTGAAATTCCAAGCCACGCATTTATGTGATTGAATACGCGGTTGCCAATGAAGAAAGCCGATACGACAAGTACCGGCTTCCAGTATTTCTTTACAGACTTCATTGTTATTGTTCGATAATGGCAATATCCGGTGCCAATTTACGAATTAACAACAATTGCTCGTCAATGGCCTTATTACGCTCTTCTTCCACTATTACTTCTGCACCGGGAGAGCAAAGGGATAATCGAATGTTACGCCCATCCACATCTGCAATGATTTCCACTTCAATTTCTTCTGCCGGGCGACCTTTGAAAATCGGAACAATAAGATTGAATGAGGCCGGAAGATTGGAGTTGACAACTTGGCTGTAATTGTCAGTGCGACTACCGTTGTCTTGTCGGGAGTTTTCCACTTTTGAGTCAATGCTGGCTTTGAAGTTCTTCAAGACTGTTACCAGTTCCATGTTGTATTGTGCATCCTTGAAGAAGGCACGATTCATTTTGAAGAACTTTGAAAGCTGCACCGGTTCCCATGTCTTGCTTGTGTTAATACCAAATTCAAGAAACTTGGGATAGTATTTCAACTCACCTCTTACAGTAGCTTTATTCCTACTGTCAGTTTCATTGGTGACAAGTTTAAGTGTCATTTTCTCCCGATCAACAAGAATATAGCAACGTTTCTGATTGATCTGCTCTTTTTCAGAGATTCTTTTCAAGAGAAATTCATGAACACTTCCAATTGTTCCGGCTAATTCTACCTTATCAGGCTCCAGTACCGGTAACTCATTTTCTTCGTGAAGTTCAATAACTCTAAGGGTTGCTTCGGTCATACCCGGAGCAAAGTTCACTTGCATCTTTTCGTTTCCCATGCTGTTCTACAAATTTTTAGTTCTGTTTTTAAATGATTTGGCAGGTTTGAAATGTGGAGTATAATGCTCCGCTATGACAATAGTCTCGTTTTTGTGTATGTTACGAGCAACTTTTCGTTTATAGTGTTTGGGTGACAGTGTGCCAAAACCTCTGATATAAAGAGTCTTTCCATTAGCTACTGCATCCACGGTCTCTTTCAGTGCTGCCTCTATGACAGTTCGGACTTCACAAATAGCGATACCGGTTGATTCGGCTACTTGCTTGATAAGTTCTTCTTTCCTCATAGCTTATCCCTCCGTACCAGTAGATTCCATGTCCTCGAAGACTGTTTTCTGCATCTCTTGTGCTTCCATCGGACGTTCTTTAACCAAGTCACCATTACCATTGTAATATCCGGTAGTACGGGTGCTACGTTCCATGAACTTAAAGCATTCATCCGTAATTTCCTCATAACCACGCTTTATATCGGTAAGCAACGTTTTTTTACGCTCTTTTTTAGGTTTCATCTTGTCTTTGTATGCCTGCATGAAAGCTTTCTTTTCTTCTTCCAGTGCGGCCATATCAAGATCAATATTTGCCAACTCCGTTTTCCGTTCACCCATTTCTTCCTCACTGAAAGGAGAGGTATAGGTGATTCTTTCAACTGCTGCGCAATTGTCTTCCAACATTTGTCTGCGAAGCAATGGATTCTTGTCTTTAAATAGTTCTTTATCCATATCATAACGGTTTTAAGCCATATCGGGCAGAACCGACAAATGGCTGTGGGTTAGTCCTTATGTTTGCTTTGTGTATATCATCTGTACGATGATTGAATAATCGGGGTAATCCCGTTATTTTGTCATATACAACCAGTTCAGACGATACATAACAAATAAAGCCTTTCAGTCGCTCTTTCAACCATGCGTTCTGATAGGCTCTGCGTTCACGATACTCTTGGTAGCTCATTCCTTTGGGACGAGCTGTGAGAAGGGGAGTGTAATTTCTCGCCCCCCCCCGATTTAGATTTACTCTTTCCCATCAATCAAATTTTTATATTGTTTTTCTGAAACGAACTTGTCGCAGTTCTTATACCAAGTGCCATCATTTATTTTGTATGGGTTGCTCGTTTCATCCACTTCATTCATAATACCGACTACCGCATTTTCTTTGTTGTTATCATCCCATACGATAACAACATCGCCGACAGTCGGGATATATTCAGGCTGTAACTTCTCAAAATTGAAGGAGTAATGTTTTTCTTCCTTCATGGCGGCAAGCATCTTTGCCTTTTCCTCTTCTGTAGCTTTACGGAATCCCTTCATGCCTCCGATACCAGCTTCGGGTGTGAGTTTTACAAAAACTCTGTCACCTTCATCGTTGGAAGGAACATAAGCGACAAGGCCGAAAGGTACTTTTATTGCTGGTAAAAAAGGAAGCGGCCTTTCTTCTCTAATTTCAGAGAGAATCATCATGCTGCCCCCTCCGCGATTTGGATTGATAATTACGTCACCGGGGATGAATGTCTCACCTTCAAACTCAAATTTACCCCCCCCCATAACTTTTTGGGTAGATTGCATACTTTCTTCTTTCACGATTTTTACCATGTGTCCTTCGGGCACTTCAACTGTTACTGTTCTCATTTTAATTTGATTTTAAACTGGTTATTGTATTCTATGTATTTTTTCGGGCAGGTTGTTTCTATAATTCCGTTCATTGTAGGAATACGAAACAACTTGCCGGATTTATGAAGCTCTTTTTCAAGCTGTTTTGCTTTATGTAAAGCAGCCAAAGAACGTGTTTCATTTTCGATCAGTTCTTTAGCCGCTGTGATACTGTTACTAATTTTTTCACATGAATCCATTACTTGACTTCTTCTGCGTATGGAGTATCGTCTTCCTCAAAATCGTCCGGTTTCTGACCTTGTGCCTTTTTCCAGTCTTCAAACATTTCATCATCCAACTGGCTCTCTGTTTCAAGAACTTTAATCATGGAATCTGAAATGCCGGTTTTGGGCAGGAATTTGAAAGCCCAGTTCACGATTGTTTTTCGAGCCATTTCTTCAAAGTCTGTGTCCCACGGGGATTGCTTGCCTTTCTTGACAGCCTCACTACGACTTTTTATTTCTTCAATACGTGCTTTGGGCATTGCATCGAATTTTACAACACCGGAAATCAAGACTGCAAAATAGTAGCCTCCAAGAAGATCACCACGTTCTCCGAATACATTGGGTTTGTGGATGATAGTGCCACCGGTACCTTTTGTCATGCTGAACTCGTCATTAGCATAAACCAAATCAGAATAAATATCTTTTACAACACCGGTGCGGATCAAAATATCAACTTTACCCATGTATGAAGCTTGGAACTTCACTTTGCCTTTGTACGGTACAAGATACCCCAACCTTAGTTCAGGATTGAGCGTCAGACCGGTAAGAGAAACGTTTTTGATTGCTTCGACAAGATGATCGGGATATTGCCGGGCACAGTCAATCAAATAAGGATTATTCAACATTGCCTGCATAGCGAAATTGACTTCACGGGCAAATTGCTGTTCTGTGCCACCAGCTGCTATAAATGCCTTTTTAGGGGAGATAAAACAGCTTTCCAATCCTTTCAGTTGTACTGGAAAGGCTGGTGGGGCAGAAGGAACGGGCGGTTGTGGTGTGGAAGGTGTTGGGGAGACCGGTTCTGTTTTTGTTGGTGAAGGAGCATTGTGTTGTTCCATTCCCAAGTTCCCTTGTTGGGGGGATTGATTCTCTGTTTTACTCATTGTTCTTGATTATTATAAAAGTTAAACATCTTGTTCTTTTCAAATGCAGGTGTGTCTGGTATCATTATTCTTCGTCCTTTGAATCCCGGCTGAATAAATATCTGTGCACCGTCAAAATCATTGTTTTGTGTACAGTAAACATGCTGGTCTAACAATTTCTTGAATGCCAATGCGCTTGCCCCCATTTTCACAATTCCGTCTTCCAAATGGAAAGCCCAGTTAGCTGCACTGACAAATACTGCGTCATAGGGAGCTGTCTTTTGTTGCATAACCCAGTAGAACTCCTTCCATACTCCAGTACGTTCATGTTCAAAAAACTGGTAGAAGGCTGCCGAAATACCGTAATGAAATTTGGCGATAGTCCGGTTAACTGTTTCTTCATGAAGATCATCAACCGCCAATGTTTTCCAGTCAACAATTTTTTTGGCCGTTTCCACATCAGGGCGATATTTGAACTTGCATCCTTCGTATTCAACGAAATGGCTAACTTCGGCTTTTCCCCATTTTAATATCTGCCTAATCTGTTTGGAGGTGTCCCGGCAATTATTAAGAAGCTCATAAACCATTGTTTCAACCAATTGTATATCGGTTGTGCTTGTCAATGTTTTACCGGGATTTGATTCTTTGGCCTCTATTAGTGCAATCTGATATTTTTGGGTGTCTCGTCCATACGGACAGCCAGTTTTAGGATTTATAGGTGGCTCAAATACAAGAAGATTGTTTCTCCATTTGTCAAGTGTTCCAGTATTAACAAGACTTTCCATTGCATCATGGTACAGCGAGCCTTTTTCAGAAGCTTCAATACTGATCTCGAACATTTCAGGGTGCAATGCCTTGTATCGGGCAAACTTTGGGGACACCATATAATCTTTAATCTGCGTACTACTTAGGAAATCTTTGAATCTTTCTCCACGGTGGTATTCTTCATTTGGCAGATTGTAAATTGTATCTTCTATATTACTCATATAATGAATTTGGAGTTTTACAAAAAACTCCCTACTTTCGCAAGCAAGGAGCCAATAACTAACTAAAAAACTTATTCATCACTTGTAGATAGTAATTCTTTGTAATTCTGTAATATGTATTCTTTTTCTTTATCTGTAAAAGAATAGGCTTTAGCCATAAATTTCATTGCCATATCCTCATTGTGATCGGAAAGGGGATAATAGCCAGTAGCGAATTTGTAAGTAAGCCTATTCAATCGCTCATACTTAACTTTGACCTCTTTAACCCGTCCGCTTATTTCCGAGATAATACCGGACGCTTCTTGCATCTTTTCGTCATATTCTTTTTGGTCTTTCGCTGCTTGTTCTTTCATAACCTTGTTCTGTGCGGCAAAGTTTGAAATCTTTTCGTATAGTTCACTTGAATATACAAAGCCACAGTTAACCTCAAAGTCTGGCTTGATAGAGTAATTGTATTTATCTTTCTTGACGAGATATTTGTAGTCGCTTCCGAGTTTGTTCCAATCGTATTCAACTTTGCGAAGGGTTTTCGCATTACGTAATACTTCTGCTACCGCATTCGCTTCTTCCATGTCTGTAAAAGCGTAACCTTCAAAGAATGGGATCGTGAACACTTTCAAATCAGCAGGTTCAATCTCAAACAATTCGGGAACCTCCGGCTTATCCATAATTTTGATACCTTCCTCCATCATGCGGAGTTTAATCAATTTCTGTACATCTTCCTCCGTTAACGCAAGAATCTCTTGCTCGGTCATTTCTGTAATTCCTTTCATACTTTTAGCATTTAAAATGTGTTCCCGTCCGCGTTCCGATGGATTGTTGGCCGTAGCTTTTTAGCGGTGACCGCTTCTTGCGAAGCACGGGTATATATATCATTTAAAGTATCTATTCAGTTAAGAATGTATTTATAAACGCCCTACGTTTACTTTGTCATAATATAAGTTGTTTTTGATAACTTAGTGATTCGTGTGCTGCATCTTCTTATTGGCAGTCCGTATTCACACTCTTTTCACTAATCCGCTTTGGCTACTTTGTCGGTCTATTTCGCCCTTTAGATAAGCAGTAAACCTTGTTTTAAGTCTTTATTTGTTCAGACTATACAATATGTCAAAGAACGTTTTGTTAGTTCCCGGAAAGACGGCCAAATCCGTCCGGGATTATTTTCTTTCCATGAATTTTCTCAAAGCTGATTTGGTAAAAATGAGACTCTTGCCATTTTTGGTGTGAGGAATATCATGTATTCGATTGTATAAGGTTTGCAACTTCCATCCAAGAAATACAGCTGCTTGTTTGGCATTCAAATACTCTTCGGTTTCAACAGTCGCCATTTCAGTTACAGCCTTTCTCACATCATTGCGAATAAACTTGTGCAGTTCTTCTGCAATCATTCTGGCATCTGAACGGTTCATTTCTTTATCGCTTCGATGGTTATCTGATTTTTATCTTTGTCGATGGATGTTGAATATCTTTCAACGTCTTCACGGGGATCAGTAAAAGCTAATTGATAGGCGTAGCTTCTTGCATTGACGCAATCCTTGTAAGAATCCAGCTGCATTACTTTGGAAGAACCAGCTTTAATACTTAGAATATCTTTCTTTGTTACTTTCATATTATTTTCTATTTTATACTTAAATTTTCCACAAAAAAATTTGCATAAAAGAAAGCTAACAACTACATTTGCCAATGAGATATGTAGTAAGTGGCTTTTGAAGTCGCCAGCTTTCTTGTTGTTCAAACTTACACTCTTTGTTTGTTTGACGTTGCAAATATACTTTATATTTTCAGAAGTACAATAAAATGCTTCATAAAATTTGTAGTATATCGTATGTTATAAAACATGTTTTAATATAAGTTGCTGGTTTATAAAATGTTATACAAGTGAGGCTTGCGTAAAAAGAAAGCTTTCTGAAAAAAAAGTAATGTCGTTCTATTAGTATTGTAATAATTGAAGAAGTAAAAGACGATCTCATTCGGTAAGGTGCTGGATTGCTGCATAGTTAGCCCTTAGACGGTTTCCCGTTTTTGCTATATGCAGCATAAGAAATGTCTCGTTCGTATAAGTACGCCGTTCTTAGCTGGCCGGGCATTAACAAGTTACCCGACTTCCCGGATTTTTCGCTTACTTGTAGCTGTGCAGGCATCCCGGTTTCGTTTGCCTCTCAATATCGCACGCCTTTCGCAGTATTGAGTTGTAAGAGTGTAACCCTCTGTCTCTCCGCTATGCGGCCTACCGCCGATTACACAATGTGGAGAAAAAGAAAATCCGCAAATAGGTAGCAGCTATTTACGGATTTCTATATATAAACTCCAAATAGGATGTTTAATCAATTTATGTGGTAATACTGCTACTATTACGGATGCAAATATACTACTTAATTTGTGAAGTATGCAAGAAGTTGACGATAAAAAATTGAGTGATCTCTCAAAAAGGTTTTTGCAAGCAATTTCATATTGTGGTTTGAGTGGGTATAAATTGAAGAAAGACAATATTATATCCAGTGAATCAACTCTTACCAGTATAAAAAAAGGGATTCAGTTACCAAGTAAAAAAACAATTGATGCTTTTTGTGAGAAGTATGATGTGAGCAGAGCATGGCTATATACTGGAGAAGGTTTGTTTGCAAAGACTCCATCAGGACAGATAGAACCTTCGGAGAAGGATATTAGGGATGCTCTGAAAAATGCGAGAATGCAATCAGACTCTACGATTAGTAAAGTAGCTCCTTATCTTCAAGATATTCTTGTAAAAGTAAAATATGTTCCGATAGATGCTGCGGCTTCATTTGTCGAAAGCTTATATAACACAGCTTATGAAATTGATTCTTATGGTGTCATGCCGGAAGAAGGTGAAGTGCTTGATGATTCTTATATGGTCTTTCAAGTACGTGGTGACAGCATGGAGCCAACTATACCGGACGGAGCTAAAATTCTTGCTCGCAAAATAGAAGAAGGTTTGTGGGAAAGCGCGTCAGGAGTTGTGAGTATTGTGTATGGGAAAACACTTTCAGTCAAGCGGATATTGAAAAACAGTCTTTTCTTGGATAATGTGCTGACTTTAAAGGCTGATAACCCCAAGCATGGCCAGTTAGATGTCGAGAGAAGAGAAATAAGGGGGATGTGGCAAGCATTACGCATAATAAGTCAAAAGATTATTTGATATGGAAGAAAGGGCTATTGACAGATTACGAAAATTTGCAAGGTATGCACGTGATAAGGGAGTTGTCAAAGGTGAGAACTCGTTTGAGGCTTATTGTGAATTATCAAATAGATACATTTATAATTCCATAAGGAACGGGAAGGGGGCTATTGGAACTGATATAATAGCTCGTATTGTGGATAAGTTCCCGGAATTGAATGTGAAGTGGCTTTGTACTGGCAAAGGGAATATGATTGAGACGGATATTGATGCGAATGTCAACTACAAAGCAGCTTATGAAGGTGCGATGATGCAGATAGAAGCACTGCATAAAATTATAGAAGAAAATAAGCGGAGATGATATAAATATGATACCATTAATATATTTTTAATAAGTATTTTATTGATTATCAGTGTAATAGCAAAATGTGTTAGTCCCGTACGCACCGCAGATACACTAAGACAACAAAGTGTCAAAAGTAAGTAAATCAGCTCTAAATCATGGATTTAGGGCTGTTTTTTTGTTGTCCCTACGACAACCCAATACTCCCCTAAAAGCCATCTTGCAGACAAAAAGCGTTTCTAAATCGTTACCCAAAAAATAAACGCCAAAAAAAGTAACGATTTCATAGATATGTCGCTGATTTGTCGCAATTTAGACCTTCAAAAACGTATCTAAGAAAAGTAACGATTTGAATATAAACCAATAGCGATGGCAACCGATATATATTCACTAAGACGTTTTTTCAATATTTCCTTTAAAAGTCTCCGATAATACCGTTAAGTGTCTTGGCATAAATAATTCATTTGCAACACGTTGAGATTAATTTTGCAACCCAAAAAAACAAAAGTTATGCGAAGTACATTCAGAGTTTTATTTTATTTAAAGAAAGGTGCTCCATTAAAGAATGGAATGTTACCTATTATGGTTCGTATCACCATTGACGGTGAGAAAGTCGAGTTCAGTACCAAACTGGAAATAGAAGAGAAGAAATGGGATATAAAATCTGCTAAAGCGGCAGGACGTACCCCGGCAGCTAATGAAATCAATTTGAAACTGGATAAAATGCGCGTGGAGTTCAACAACCACTACGAGAAAATCCGTTCAGTAGGAAGTTTCCCCACCCCCTTAATGTTGAAGAACGCCTATTTGGGCATCAAGGCAAAGAGTCACACGATGCTTACCGTATTCAAGAAGATAGTAGATGAAAAGGGCAAACAGCTCGGCGTGTCCATATCCAAATCCACTTACAGCAAATACGAATTAGTCTATCGCCGTTTGCAGGAGTACATCAAGCAAGAATACAAAAACACCGACCTTCCCCTTTACAGCATCGATGACGATTTTGTGAACGGTTTTGAAATCTTCCTCCGTGTAGATAAGAAAGTCGGTCATAACGCCACCGCCAAGATGATGCAGAAGTTAAAGACCTCGACTACCTATGCAAAATCCCACGGCATGATGCAGGAAGATCCCTTCTACGATAAGAAAATCACGTTTGAAGACGTGGATGTTCCCTATCTGACAATGGAAGAACTCCAAGCCGTCATGGAAAAAGACATTCAGAACGCCCGTTTGCGTCGTGTCCGTGACATCTTCGTCTTTTCCTGTTTCACCGGTTTGGCGTATTCAGACACCTATTATCTGACCGAAGAACACCTGTACAAAGCCAATGACGGGAAAATGTGGATTAAGAAACCCCGTCAGAAAACAAAGGTCATAGCAGATATACCTTTATTGGAAGTCCCCCTTCAAATATTAGACAAATATCGTGGACAACAGACCGGCGGACGCCTGCTTCCCGTATGCAGCAATCAGAAAGTCAACCAATACCTGAAAGAACTCGCCACCGTGTGCGGCATCAACAAAGAGTTGACCTATCACGTTGCAAGATACACATTTGCCACCTCGCTTACCCTGCTGCATGACGTACCGATGGCAAGTATCGCGAAGATGTTGGGACACACCAATATCCGCCAGACACAGCACTACGCCAAAGCCACCAACATACTACTCAGCCGTAGTATGCAGAATCTTTCAGAACAGTTGAATTTACGCATGGAAATAAAATAAAGGAGAAAAAACAAATGTATATAGATTATCTAAGTAACAGCCGTACAAACGGGATGAATACCGGTCGTGAATACCTGACGATGGAAGAACTTGCAGCAATTATAAAACGGGAATTTGACAGTTCCCGTTTAGAAAAAGTCCGCGACCTGTACCTGTTCGCCTGCTATACCGGTCTGGTTTATCAAGACATCAAGAACTTGCAGCCATACAACATCATTACGGCAAAGGACGGTACACGCTGGTTATCAATCCGCCGACAGATGCACAGCAGTTCGTGGCAAATCCCCCTATTGGAAAACGCCTGTCAAATCATCGACAAGTACAAAGACAATGGAACAGAGAATCTTTTGCCCGTTCCGAGCATCCAAAAGGTCAACGCCTACTTGAAAGAGATAGCCTCACAGTGCGGTTTAGACCGGAATCTAAGTTTCCAGTCCGCCCGTTCCACCTTTGCCGTGACGATTGGCATAGCCAACAAAGTCTCCCCCGTGACCATTTCCAAACTGTTCGGCTTCCGGGACTACACCACCCGTTCCTCCCGTGTCTCCGACAAGCAAATCAGCAAAGAAATGCTTGAACTGTCCAAGAAACTTGCAACTAACAAATAAATTCAAGATATAAATAACTAATTTTACCCCCAAACAAAATCATTATGGAAAGAGGATACATACAAATCACAGAAGAAGAAATCGGCAAACCCATTGTCGAAGTCAAAATAGTAAACGGAACCGTGTGGATGTTCAAGCACGAAATCGCTCGTCTTTTCGACGTATACCTCCAGACGGTGGGCAACAACTTCCGTTCCATCTTTAAGTCCGGCGTGCTTCGTGAAGACGACGTAACGATGGAGCGCAAGATGAAGAACGAGAAAGGTCAGGACATCTACGTCACCTTTTACAATCTCGAAGCCATCATCTTCCTTAGTTACCGTATAGACTCCCGCTATGCCAAAGCCTTCAGGGAATGGGTGATGAACGCCCTTTGCGAATACAACCGCATGGACAAGAAGGCAACCGAGGTAATTGTCGTGTTCAATGCCGACACCCGCCATGCCTCCATCCAGTACCCGCAGATACCCAACTAAAATCCCCTAACACGGTAAATCAAAGCCTGATGCACAAATAAATGTATCAGGCTTTTTTCATATCCCCAAAAACCTCTACCTTTGAACAAACTATTGATTATGATTGAAAATCTTGTTGTTTCCGTCCCGTTTGAGGATTTAGACGACGCACCCATATACAACTATTTCCGGCTTTCAGAAATGCCCGGCGAGTTCCTGGTCATACAGAAAGAGAACGGCATGTTCTACTTCCTCTGTTCCCACGACTGCCCGATTGAGAAGATAAGCCGTTCCTTCGACTGGTACATTGTTTCCAAAGACAAATTCAACGACCACCTGACAATCGGCATCGGGTTGGCAGACAAAGAACCGATAGAGGGCGAACTCTACCGCCTTCAAGACGAAACCACCCTGAACCTTTGGCGTGACATACTCCGTTTTACATTCGAGGGTGACTTCGTCCGCCAGTTCTTTCCCTACGATACCTATTTCAAAGGCAAGGTGCGCTATGACGAAGCCTTGTGCTTCTATATTCACGATTATTACCCGACCCGGACAAAAGACCTGACCCCACATCAAAAAAAGGTCAGCAACTTAGTGTTCCGCTTTAAAGAAGGAACCGAGAACGCCGCCCCCTTGCTTGCCAAGATTTTCTCCCTCTGCATCGGTCGTATGCCCTTCTTCAAAGAAATGAAATCTCCCGTCCTGATACCTATCCCAGCCGCCACGCGCGAGCGCAATATTGCCCGCTTTGCCCGTTTTTGCAGCCTTCTGTCCCGCCGCCTGAAAATAGCGGACGGATTCCGTGCCATCTGGATTAAAGAAGACCGGGAACAACTCAAAGGAACTACCGGACACAATAAACTTTCCAATCTCATTTTCCACTCTGAATACATCAGGGGGAAAGATGTAATTTTGGTGGACGACATCGCCACCACCGGTCAGAGCTTCATCCAGATGAAACGTAAATGTATGCAGTTGGGTGCCAATTCGGTGGTGGGAGTATTTTTAGGAAAAACGGTTTAATTAATATAAAATATTATCTTTATGGCTAATAATGAAATCTGTGATTGTAAGACAGTTATCAAAGAATTATCTTCTTTGGATTTATTAAATTGTAGTGATAAAGACGTTCAGGCGATATTACAGAAATTATATGCCAAACCTATTGCTGCACCACTTTGTGATTATCCGGCTGATACTGTAATTGTTCGTGGAAGACCTATTACTTCAGCGGAACAAATAAAATATAAACATGAACTTTCCTACGTTCCTGCGGATAAAAACAAAAAATACCAGAGAGGGAGTACCCCTAACCAAACAATGTTTTATGGTATTCTTAGTGATACTAATGATACTCAATTAGTTGGATGCTTAGGAGAGATATGTGACTGCTTAAGAGAACCAAATCCACAAGATGGTGAATATTATGCTATTATTAGTTTTTGGATTGCTCGCGAAACTATATCGTTGTTTACAATTATAAATCCAGAATCACCAAGTAACAAATCTGATAATTTAAAGAGAATGGCAGAAGAACTTAATTTATTCATGGAAGAATACAAAGATTATTTTGATAAGGAAGATGTAATATCTTTGCAAAAATTTATGTATCACCAATATAATAAGAAAGCTCTTACAGAAAACGATTATTGGATACCAGCTCTTTTTACAATGGATTTAATAAAGTCGGAAAATATAGATGGCATTTTATATGAAAGTGCGCAAGTTGCTGATGAACAATTAGACAATGTATTATGCTTGGCAATAAAGCCGGAAAGCGCAGATAAAAAATTAAGTTTTCTATCGGCTGTAAAAGTAACAATTACAATAAAAGATGGAAAAGCAACGGTAAAAGGTGAACCCATTGACATTCAATAGATACCCATTGAAAGACAAGATAAATCCCGAAATCGTTACTCAAAATATATCCGAATTGAAAAGTAACGATTTAGTATATAATCAACTAATTAACAGATAGTTTACAACTCTTCCAGCGGTATAAAAGCCGTTTATCCGTCAAAAAGCCATTCCCCGTACTTTGTACTGGAAATCCCATTTTGCCTACCCATAACCGCAGAAAAGTATTCCGTTGGCCATCTGAATATGAATCTTCATCAGCCACCGGAACACCTTTCTTTTTTCGGTTATGCCAAAAGGTTGTTTTTATGATTGTTTTTATCCCATCCGGATAACAGCCGGAGCGGAATTATTTCTTTTCCAGCTTCCTCATAGCGTCAGCAAGAGCGACATCCATCGCTTCGTAATGATCGCTATCGTACTTCATTAGTCCGGCAAGCAGTCCGTTCAGCGTGTTTATGGCACTTGTCCCTTCTTCTGAACTTCCAGTCTTTGAAATCAGGTCGATAGCCGCACTCAAATCCCCCCGTAACTTTACGAGGTCACTAACTTTCTCAATTGGTAAGAGGTAGAACAGTTCTCCTTTATCTGTTCCTACAATCCCCTGCAACGGGGTTTCATGTAAATGTTCCATTATCATATGTATTAAAAAACGTGACACTGCCAATCACAGTTCCAAAGGCATCGCCAAACGCCCAACACAAAAGCAACTGACAGGTCACGTTAGTATATGACCGAGCTAGTTTACTTACCTTTGTGTTTTGAAATTGGCGATTTCTTGGAACGGTAAATAAACTTACTAAAAAGCGGAGGACTATTTATCCTCTCGTTGCAAAAGTAGGAAAATAATAGGATATTCCTTTGTGATTAAGATAAAAAGATAAAGCCAATATCTTATAAGATAACGGATAGCTCCCGGCGAGCTATCTTTTTAATGGTTATCACATGGCTTTTTTCTTCATTTTTCTCTCTATAATTTCTTCCTCGATTGCTCCTGCCAATCTAAAGGAAGCCAACTGTTAAGCTATGTTTCTTGTGCGAAGATAAACGGCAGTCTATTGCCGTTCAAATTTTTATTTGCAAAATCTCCAGCCCTACGGGTAGTATTTTACAAAAAAAATTTGCCCGTTCATATCCAGCCATCTTCCGATGCACACGAAACACAGCTCAACAGCCGGCTCCGATAAGGCATAAAAAAAAAGTCAGAAATTATGAAAAATGAAGAAAAAAATAGGAAACAGCAGCTTACGAGCCTTCCAATCAGCATAAATATTTTGAAAGTCGTTTTGATGGCGGCTGGTGTCTATTACTTCGGAGTGAAGTTCCTTTTTGCCATCCTTTTGTGGTGGGCAGTCCGTCAGATACTCCGTTTGTTCTTCATTACCCTTAAACTTCTGTTTTGGGGACTGATAGCCCTGTTCATTCTATACGCAATTATTTAATCACTAAACAACATATAATATGAAAGCCATATCCCAAATGACACAAGGAGAAAAGTTACAGACGATTTCAGAGTATACCCCATGCAAGATAGAACGTGAAATAGTGCTCCGTTACCTTTTGGCGGTACGCCATAACGATATACAGCAGATAGAATATTTTGAGAAATTCGGTAAAAGCATACGCCAGATTATCCTTAATGTCCATACCTACGAAAGAGCATTGCTTTTCGGTTATACAAGCAAGGATTTAAACGAACACGGTTGGTTAATTGGTATGTTACCCATCGTTGAGAAAATCGAAGTGGATAACTTTAACTGCATCCACATCGGTAAATCCCAAAACGGAACGTATGCCGTAGCTGTAGATTGGTGTACGGGAAGTGCCGGAGGTGGAAGCCATCCATCCGTATTTGACGAACCCATCAAAGACTACAAAGAGGCCGTCAGACAGGGTATTTGCCAGTTGGAACAGCAATACAGCAAGGCAGAACGCTATTCTGTTACCGATAGAAGCAATTATAATCCCAAAGTGATAAGCAAACTCAAAAATAAACTATTGGAACTGAAATCCCGGTACACCCAGCCCCAACAACTTACATTGGCGCTATTCTAAAAACAAAACCCTCTTGCCCATTATCAGGCAGGAGGATTTTTATTTTTATATAAGGGAAAAGCCTATTCAACCTCTTCTCCCCATAACTCCATATCAGTCGGCGCATGATATAAATCCCATCCGATGCACCCCCATATAGCAATAAGGAAGCCACAATAAACAAGCAAAGCAGTCATTACTACCTCAATTTAGTTAAAGGTTCAATCAACCTCTTCATGTCCTCACTCATCCGGCTTTGCTCATATTTGGATCGGCTTAAATTCTCAAAGACAATTTGTTTAGGCAGAACCTTATAACAAAAATAACTTGAACCGAAATAAGCCGCATTTTTCTCCGTAAACTGGATACGTTTGTCAAACAAAAGCATTTGCATCTCTTTATCCTTGAACAGACGTGCCGGAGCACTGCTGTTCAACCATAAATTAGATAAAATCAGTGCAAAAGGCTTTCCGAAAGATAAGCAACGTTCCACTACTTGCTGCTTTTTGCTGAAAGGAGGATTTGATACAATCATATCCCATTTCATTGGCTCATAATTAAAAAAGTCTTGCCCGGTGCAAATATGGGAATGGACAGTATTTATACCGGCAGCTTTCAGAGCAAGTATAAATTCGCTGTTTTCCGTATCAAACGGACACCATACGGTTTTATCCTTTGGTATGTACTTTATAATAGGAGCAACCGCATAAGCAGGAGTATATTGCTCATCACTGCTAAAGCGTGGATTATACCCGGCATAAATCATTCTTCCTCCTCCTTATCCTGACTTTCATTATTGAAGCTGAAAGATTTCTGTATCATTTGTCCGAAAGAATCGACCACATAAATATCAATCGTCTGCTGGTCAGTACTCATAGATTTATAATACAGACGGAATGTTTCCCTTTCCAGCGGATAGAGGTCATTCGGGAGAAGAACCGTCCCGTCTTCCAAGCGTAACTGCCCCTTGCCATCCGGTTGGAAGTAACGGATAAAATACTTCGTTTCCACATACGTGCCGCCTCTAACCAACTCACAACGTATTTCCGCTTCCTCGCCTATTACGATTTTATTCTGTACCGGCAGTGTCGCCATATCAAACTCATACACCTGCTGCACGTCCAACTTGTCGCTACAGGCTACTACACACACGATACCCGTCAACACAAGACCGAGCACGAATATTGTTTCAAACATCTTCTTCATATACCTTTATTAATTGATTAAGAATTTAAGCCCCAGACCGAACTGAAAATGAAACTTACCCGTATCACTTCCCCACAAGCACCGCTCGCGGGCGTTCAGTAGCAGCACCACCCGGTTACTCAGATAACTTTCCAGTTCCAGCGATACAGCACCCCCATAGACAAAATTATCACCGCTTCGCAGGGTAGAACCGTCATAGAGCAGCTTTTCTCCCCAATTATTGGTTTCATATCCCGCCAATGCCGATCCGCCCAGCGAAAGCAGAAATACCTTGTTCGCATCCGAAAGAAAAGTATAGTAATACCCACCCTCCGCAGTAAATTGCGAGGTAGGTATGCGGATAGCCTTATACGGATGATACTTTTGCAGATACTCCGCACCGAACACCCACCGGTTGCAATGTCTGGTATAAGTATCCAGCGACAACCCGAAAGAATACCCCAGCTCATTACGTTTATCGGGCGAATGGAAACCGTCCGCCATTCCTCCCGTAACCCGGATGCCACGCATACCAGGCAGGCAGCGTTGGGCGTATGCCTTGTCCGTCAGGACAAAGCACACTACCATACACAATAAAAATAGAACCTTCTTCATCTTATTTCATTTTCAGTTCGTTAATCACTCTTGCACGGATTAGTTCCGCATTTCCGATTACAAATTTCTGATGGCGTCCGCCCGCCTGCTCATTCATTTCCACCACCAGCTCCTTATCGTCCGGCAACGTAAATTTAGGCAATGTAAAGACCGTTCTCTCCCTGCTCTTCCCGTTGACCACCGTTACATAATTGTACGCACGCAGCGGAACAATCACCTGTTCCTGAATGGCTGTACGTTTCGCAATCTTTCTGTCCACCACCTTAAAAGTGATATAGTCCACATGAAAAGGCACGTTGGACGAGTTTTTCAACTCCGTATGGAAATACAGTAACCCGTTGTGCGTATAAATCCCTTTCAACGTATATTGAATACCGAACCTTTTACAGCCGATATGCTTCACCAGTCTGTCATTGTTGGCATGGATAGACTTCATTATCAGCCGTACCAACAACGGCGATTCGCTGCCCAATTCTTTCAGATAAACCTCCATCGAGTTATTCGGTCGGTTCACCGCTTCGCCGTCATGGATAAAGTCCTTCATCTCGATATTCAACTTCGTAGGCTCATCCGCATACTTGACATTAAACGTGTAATAACTGCCATCCTCCGTAATCACCGCAAGATTGGTTTCCCGTGAGAAATCACGCAGTGCCGCTTTCACACGCAGCACATTTTCCGAACCGTCCGCTTTTCCGGCGATAATGTCCGCAGAACCCAAATCCACATAACGGATAGCCGCAGGAAAAATCAGATGTACCGTTTTACTGAAAGTCACTTCTAACCCATAGGGAGGAACCATCCGGTCAAAAGTCACCGTCCGGGTAAGTCCTTCGTACAAATCCCCCGTAGAAGGACTTTTGCGCACCTCTTCCTCGCTTGCATCTTCCTCTTCAGCGGCAACCGCTTCCGTTTCCTGTTGCACCTTTTCCACTTTCACTGTCTTTTGTGCGTATGCACCCGATACACTTGCACAAAAGGCAAGCATCAAAATCAACTTTTTCATAAATACTTCTTTTTAATTTGTTTATAATTGGATTTTTTAGTGGTATATCTCTACTGTCCCGGCAGAAGATAAAACTCATGGTTAGCTTTGAGCGTCACCTTTACCGTTCGGAACTTCTTCGCCAGATATTGCGACGCCCCCTGAATGACACCCTTTCCCAAGTCCGCAGCCAGTTGTGCTCCGGCATCTTCCGTGATGGTGATACTCGTTCCGAGTGACGACCCCATGTTCGCCGCCATCTCCTTCACCGCGTTCAGTTCCTCCGATTCAGGCACAAACACCCCCTTCATACCTTTTGTATCATATACATCCAGATTGATGGGCGTCACACTCTCCCCGTAACTGACCGAACTCACCTTTATCTCCATCCGTTCACCGTTGACTTTTGCTGTACCGGTAACCATTGTTCCCGATGGCACATACTGTTCTCCCGCCATCATCGGCTCCAACAACCGGAGTTGCACTTCCTTCCCGTCCGTCAGCGTGACGGTCTGGTACACACAGGCACGGATAGTATTCTTCGCAAGACCCTCCACCTCCGTTTGTACCGTATTGAATCCCAGATTACGAGGCTTACTGTACACCCTCACAAAATCCGCATCACTCATCGGCGGAGCCAGTAGCGACACCACTCTCTCCTTTACCTGTCCCACCGGCACAGTGACAGTTCGGGCATTTCCCGTGCCCTTGTTCCCGGCGGTGGCAACCTCTGCCTTTTCCGGTTGCCCGTTACCGTTCTGTCCCGGCATATACTTTGCCGCCAGTTGGTACGACTTCTCCATCAGTTCCAGTTGTTCATCCGCAGCCGTTTTTCTCTGCTGTTCTTCCTCCTTCATCCGTTCCAGTTCCTGAATCCGCCATTCCAGTTCCAACTGCTTCTGGTCATCTTCCGGCTCCTTCTGTTCCTGGTAGAAAGTACCCAACTGCTTGTTTATATCCTTATAAGCAACCGCCGAAGAACGGATCGGCGAATTACCCGTGCGTAGTGCAGGTTCCGGCGGCAGTTCTTCCATTGAATCCCCGATAGGGGCTTCCTCCGTCTGCCCGATGGCAATCTCAAAGTCCTGCAAAGTCCCCATTTTCGACTTCTGCTGTTTCTCGAAGGCATCCCGCTCGTATGCTTCCTTCTTGTCATCCAGCAATCCCTTTTCTTTGGGGAGCGGCACGTCGATATTGAATCCCTGCTGCTCTTCCTTTTCCTCTCCACCCGAAGAAGGAGCGAAAATCAGCCACATGGCACCCGCGAACACGAGAAACATCAGCGGATACACCAGCATCTTCTTTCTCCGTTGGGCTTCCGCCGGTGTCAACTCCTTGCGTTCCTTCTCTTTCGGCTTCTCCTTTTTCTCTGCCGGTTGTCGGGCTGCATCCTCTCCGGCAGTTTCCCGGACTTCCTCCGTCACCGTTTCCTCTTCTATCTGTACGATACCTTCCTCCAGTACCGTACCTTCCTCATTGATATGATTATCTTCCATTTTTTTTACTTTATCATATTATTACTCCCTGAACTCTCCCGAACGGGATAAGGGACACTATCCGCCTGCTGATGCAGTTTCATTTGTTCGATATGCTCGATCTGCAACCGTTCGCCTTCCTCTTTTCCCATCCGGTAAATACCCGAAACCGTGAAATAGATAGACAACGCACTGAATCCTAACAACATCGTGAGCGTGACTGCCAACTGCTTTCCCGGCGTCAGCCTTCCGCACATACGGCGCAGACCATCATCCATCCGGTCTTGCCATTCATTGATTTTCTTCCGTATCATCATGCCTATCTTTCCAGTACCCGTACATCCTTGTTTTCCAGAATCTCGAACCGCTCCATCGTGAACCCGTGCGGGTTATTGTCCGACCGTACCGAATTGATTAATCCGCACCGGGTAACAAGGCTTCGTTCCGTCACATTACTTGCACGGATAATCATCTGCCGCGCGTACATCGTCACCTGATAAGGATAGCGGTCAAAGTCGCACGCCATGCTGTCCACCTGCAAAGTCTGGTTGATATTCGCCGAGATAATCCGGTTATAATATCCCTTCTCGCTCCAATCCTTGTAGTACCTGAAAGCACTCTCATCGCAGAGGAACAGCGCCCTTCTGATATTTCCCTCTATCGCATCCTTGTCCGGCGAAAGCGTGAAGAACAACTCATGAAACCGCTTCACGTGCTCTTTCGCCTCCACCGGTCTGTTTTGCGAAAGGTCTTGTGACAGAGCCAGCATCAGCGACTTACCGTTATCCAATACATAAATCTTCTCCCTCTGCTTTTGCGCAAAGCTGTACGAACTCCAGATGCTGTACCCCGCCACCAGCGTACACAGCACGAGGAATACCAAAGCAATCATCCGGATTTGCCGGAAACTGCTCTCTATATTCTTTAAACTCTTAAATTCCATCTTAATAAGATTATTTGATTTTCAACTGATTATTTACCTCTTAACTTTCCCGAAACATGACCGACGGCAGCTCCCGTCACTGCCGCAGCCCCTTTGCCGCCTTTCAGTCCCCACGAATTGACCTGCTTCCCGTAACTTCCCGCACCACCGTTCTGAATGATCCATCCCGATACGGTCGGAATCGTGAAATACCCGATAATCCCTATCAACATGAATATTATGTAAGCCGCATTCGAAGCATCCGGTATAAAATTCGGGTCTTCCAGTGCCACAATATCCTTTTCCAGCATCAATACCTGAATACGGGCAAGCACCGCACTGAACAAGTCCGAAACCGGCAGCCACAAATAAATCCCGATATACCGGGTGAGCCATTGCGTCAGCGTCGCCTGAAATCCGTCATAGACGGAAAGAGCGAAGGCGAGCGGCCCCAAAATGCTCAACACGATTAAGAAAAATGTCCGTATCGTGTCCAGTATCAGCGAAGCAGCCTGAAAGAGCAGCTCCATCACCCAGCGGAAAGCATCCCGGATATTCTTCTTCAGTTCATACCCCGTTCTTTTCATTTGCATCCCCATCATGATACCCAGCGATTCCGGCGACCATCCCAGCTCGTCGATCTTCTTGTCAAATTCAGCGTCCGAAACGAGATACGCCGTTTCCGGATTCCTCACCATCGCCTCATATTCCAGTTTCTCCCGTTGCTGGCTGTACTTCTCTATATTGAGCGTCTGCCCTTGCAGGATATTGTTGCAGCCCTTGACCACCGGACTCAGCACCGTATTGATAGTCCCCAATACAAAAGTGGGAAAGAACATGATGCACAGCCCCACCGCAAACGGACGCAACAGTGGATATACATCCACCGGTTCCGCCCTCGCCAGAGCCTGCCATACTTTGGCAGCGATAAAGAACAAGGCACCCAGCCCGGCAACGCCCTTTGCCACCCCAATCATATCACCGCAGAGCGGCAACATCTCCGCGTACAGATTCCGCAGAATCTGGTGCAAGTTTTCAAATTCAGCATCCATGACCGTTTACCAATATCTTTCGTTAGCACTTCCATACAAGGACAAAATCCTTTTGGTATCATTTTTCTCTTTCGCACGCAGGTAAGAAACCGAGATGTTCCGGTTCGTGTAGTACGCCACCAGATTGCGGTAATCCTTCACATCCCTGTACACCCGGTCTATCACGTCCATGCGTTCCTTGTCGCTCATCGACAGCCCGTTTGCGTTGACTACCGTTTTCAGTTCCTCCAACAGTCCGCTGCTTTCTTCCAGCAACTTCGTATATCCGAAAGCGATGGCGTTCAGTTCCCCCGGTGTAAAATTCGGGTCGGATAGCATCTTCTGATAGTTCGTCACATACATTTCCGAAATATCCCCGACGAGCAATACCGTCTGTTGCACCTTCCGGGCATCCTTCACTAAATTGTGTACAGATTTCAGTGCGTCGTAATATTTTTTTCCCTGTTCAAACACCTTTGCCGTTTCCTTGAAACCGTTCAGCGTATTGTTGGCAGTCGTCGAAGTCTGTATAATCTGCTTGGCAGAATTGATGATACCTTGCGCCAGATTTCCGGGATCGGTAACCACCCATTGCGCTTTCGCCTCATGGCAGAAGCACGCTGCACTGATGCAGAGCACAAATAAGATTCTTCTCATAAATACATCTTTTTAATTGTTCGTAATTGGATTTTTTAGTGGTAACGGCAGAAGAGCATCACAGCTCGTCCGCCCGGACATATTCCCCTTCCGTAGAGAGGTATAACAGATCCTTTTCCTCGTCATAGCCTAACAGTATTTCCCCAAACAGATCAACGGATAGTCCCCGCCCGGTTTGTTCTATTTTGTTTACTATCACCGTATCGGGATTATAGACTATGGCAAGGCAGAAATTCCTGCCGTCGTGGAACACCTGCACCGGTGGGGAGTGCAGGTTACTTTTCCATGCGCCACAGATATTTCTGACCGGAAACCTACGGTTAGCTTTCATGGCTTCCTACTGTTTCCGGACATACTCCCCATTGGTTGAAAAGGTCAATATATCCCTTTCCTGATGGTAAGTCATATCAATATGAAACCCCGTGTCGATAAACATAGCCCCACCTTTCTGTTGGATCACATACGTTTCCGGCACCGTTCTTCCCGTCATTCCCCTTTTGGCAAAAAGGGTCAGCTTGTAGCACTTCCCGTCTTTGGCAATCCGTATATCCGGTTTCCCGATGGCACTTTTCCATTCCCCGCACAACCGGTTCATATCCGTTTGCGGTTCGGTGCAGGCTTCCGTCAGCAGGCACATGACCCCGGCGAGCAGCACCGACAATGTTCTCATCTGTTTCTCATTAAATAGATACTTCATTTCAATCCTGTTTTTTTTGTTTTTTACTTTCCGCCAGTTGCTTGATAGCCAGTTCGATATTCCCCCCTAATTTCTCCGCCAACTGCATCACTTCCAGTTTCTCCGTTTCCTCCGTCGTATAAGTCAAATACTCCTGCATCGACACCTCCGTGGCATAGACCGCCGACTGCACGCCGCCCAGCCCGAACCACACCTCCTTATACTTCCTCGATGCCGCATTTGCCATATTGATAGAGAGGATTTGCGCCTTCTCCTTGTCCGTCAGCCCCAGCAACTCCTGAATTTTCGAGAACTTGTTCATGTACTTGCGTTGGTCGAGCAGAATCTTGCAATCCGAGTTATTGATAATACTCTCCTTGACAATAGGCGAAGAAATAATATCGTCCACCTCTTGCGTTACCGTCACCGCCTCCCCGAAAAACTTTCGGACAGTCTTGTACAGATAGCGCATATATTCCGCCATCCCTTCCCGTGTCAGTGCCTTCCATGCCTCCTCGATGATTATCATCTTTCTTACCCCTTTCAACCGGCGTAACTTATTGATAAACATCTCCATAATAATGATAGTAGTCACCGGAAAAAGGATGGGATGATCCTTGATAGAATCGATTTCGAATACCACGAACCGCTTGTCCAGCAAGTCCAGCTGCTTGTCCGAGTTCAGCAGAAAATCATACTCGCCGCCCTTGTGGTAAGGTTCCAGTACATTCAGGAAATTGGTGATGTCGAACTCCTTGTCGCGTACCCCCTTCGCATCCAGTATCGCCCGGTAGTCCGTGTCCACAAACTCGTAGAAAGTGTCGAAAGACGGCACAAGGCTGTCATCATACTTGATCCGGTCAATGAACAAGGCAACCGCATTGGACAGCGCTACCTCTTCCGAGCGCGACGCCGGTTCATTGTCCTTCTTCCAGAGCGTCAGGAGCAATGTCTTGATAGATTCCTTTTTCTCCACGTCAAACACCTTGTCCTGCGTAAAGAAGGGGTTGAAACTGATCGGGCTTTCCTCCGTATAGGTGAAATACACCCCGTCGTCCCCGTGCGTCTTTCTCCGTATCATCTCGCACAGCCCCGAATACGAATTACCCGTATCCACCAGCACGATGTGCGCCCCCTGTTCCCAATACTGCCTCACTAAATGATTCATAAAGAATGACTTCCCACTACCCGAACCGCCCAGCACGAATTTATTGCGGTTCGTAATGATCCCCGTCTTCATCGGCAAGTCCGAAATATCCACATGAATCGGCTTCCCGCTAATCCGGTCAGCCATCTTTATCCCGAACGCACTCGGCGAACTCTTGTAATTTGTTTCCTCGATAAAGAAACAGAGAGCCGGTTCGATGAATGTATAGAAACTTTCCTCCTCCGGAAAGTCCCCCGCATTTCCCGGCATCGCCGCCCAATACAGCGTAGCCGCGTCCACCGTGTTATGCCTTGGCTTACATTCCATCAGCGCCAACTGGCTGCCCACATCGTTGCGAATATTCTTCAGTTCCTCCGCATCATCCGACCACGCCATCACATTGCAGTGGCAGCGTACCGACGTCAGCGAATAACTGTGCGCCTCGTTCAGATAGAGGTCTATCCATTCCTTGTTAATCTGGTTCGACCGGCTGTAGCGGGAGAGCGACTGCATGTTTCGTGCCGTCTTCTCGAACTTCTTCAGGTTCTCGTTGCTGTCATCAATGAAAATATATTGGTTCACAATATGGTTGCACGACAACAGCAGCCCGATGGGAGCCGCAAAGCACAACCGGCAGTCCGAGCGGTCAGTCGATAACTTCTCGTACCGCATATCCGTGCCCACCTTTCCCGGCACATCGTCCACGTCCGAGAGCGTATGCACGCACAGCTTCTTGTCGCCGATGCGCAGCCCGTCCGTTCCTAACTCCATATCTTCCAGTGTCGTCGTATCTTCCAGCGAGAGCGAGAAATATTTCTCGATCAGTCCCGCACCCTTGTCCGTACCTACGATTTCATCCGTGCCCAACCGTACCAGCCGGACAAGTCCCGAATCGTTCACGATCTGTTCGAACTGTCCCACCGCTTCCAGAAAGCGCGTAGTCATCTCCTTGTTCACCTCTTTCGGCACGATAAACCCGCGGCACAGCGATGAAAAATTACTTTGCATCCTTGCCCGTTCCTTCGTCGTTTTCGTCAGGAACAGATAACACCCGTGATTGAGGAACGGACGTTCATTGAAGTGCATCTCGTAACAACGGGAGAGGAAACTAAGGCTATCCTTATCCGTTTTCGGCTGGTAATTCTCCTTGATAAACCAGTCCTGCTTGTGTACCACCGAATAGTTCGGCAATACCTTGATTGCTTTCGCCCATGTGGAATGTATCGTTTCATATTCCGGTGTGGTGACCGTGAACAACTCCGGCAGTTCCACCCGGAAGGCGACGGTAATATCCGCATCCTTGCTGATGATGCAGTCCCGTTCCACCGCAAGCAACGGGAATTTGCTTTCTATCGTGGCAGCTTTTAGTACATTTCTCATTTTCTTCTCTTTTTGAATAATTTTCGGGGAGTGATCCTGTTAATCAGGAAGCGGGGATGCTGCCGGGACGAGAGCAGTTTCATCAGTCCGTGTTCGCCGTATTTCTCATTCAGCGCAAATGTAGCCCATACCAGTACCGAAGCCGTGACAACACCGAACCCGATGCAAATCCACTGGTTGATACCCACCATATACAGGATGATGAACACTACAAATACCGCGAGCAATCCGGCAGCGAACAGGAACAGATATTGCGCTTTCAGTCCTTTAAATTCAGCACTTTTCCCAATCCCCTTGTTTAGTTCAAATTCCATTCTCTATTTTCATATATTGTACGTAAGTATTCGATAAACTCCCTCGTATATTGGGTAACGTATGTTCATAATGTCGTTTATTCATTTTATCGTTCTATGATTTATTGTTACATCAATTC